AGAAAATAACAAACTTATTAAAAAATTTCCAATTTCAAGTACCATATATAGTACTTATGGTAATTTGAACGTTATTTAAATTAATTATGTTTGCGCAACTTCTGGTGTTGCTTCTGGCGTTTCACCAGCTTCTGGTGTAGCCTCTGGTGTTGTTGCTGAAGCTGCATCTGGTGTAGCTTCTGGTGTTGCTCCACCAGCAGAGCCGAATTCTGGTATTTCAGATGCGGTCATTCCTGCGCCTCCTCCGGTTGGCGATCCTCCCATTTCACCTTGTGCTGATTTTGCTGCGTTTTCTGCTGCCTCTACGTGTTCTCTCCAATTTGGTCCTGTTGTTGCAATTTGTTCAAGTTCCCACTTCATTGCAGCATCTTTTCTCATCCATTCCATATTTTCACTTATTCTTGAATCATTATAACCAAGATAGTGTCTTTGTGCAAAAGTTTTTGATATAGACTCATTTTGAGACATGTCACTGAAAAGTTTAAATTTTAATTCAAACTCTTGGTTTTTTCTAATTGCAAAAAAGTTAGAAGGAGGATTAAATTCTAAATTAAAATAAGATTCGTGTAATTTATATTCTTTCCACCAATTTCTTATTTTTAAATGTGTTACAAATGCGTTTTTAATTCCTTCTGCAAACTGATTTTGAAGTCTAACAACAAATTTTGCAAAACGTAATTCTTCTCTTAATATCTCAGCCCCATCTTTATATCCATCTTCTGGATTAAGTCTTGTTAAAGGTACTTTTAAACTTTTGTATAATTTATTAACAAAGTACATCAAATCTTTAAGCTCACCAAGATTTTGACCACCTTGCATTAGTTCAACATCTGAACCTTCACCACCGGCTCTTTTTGCAAACCAATATGAATCAAGCATTGATTGTGGATCAAACACATTAGCCGCGCCATTATTACTACCAGATGACCCACTACCTTGACCATTGTATGCTTTTTTGTTCCAATATGATTGCATCAATTGTTTCAAATATGCTTCTGCTTTAGCCGGTGGCATATTACCGACATCTATTTTAAACTTAAGTCTTTCTGGTGCTCTAACTAATCTATAAATAACAATAGAGTCTTCTATTAAAGATAATTGTTTGTATGCTCTTCTGCAACTTTCGATAAAAGGTAACCTTATGGACTTGTCTTCATTCCATAGTCCAGAGTTTATATATGTTATTTGATTTCCTTGAAATGTAAGAATTTGTTGTTGTAATGCGTTTGTAGGTGATGGCTGGTTGTTTGATAATGAACCATTTTTATCGTCCAATGCAATTGGTTTTTGAAATATAAAATTTTGTATTACATTATTTTGAATATTATCATATAATGGGTTGATAAGTTCTGATGGTATATTTAAAACACCAATAATGCCTAAATCTGGTTTTAATTCATGTATAATGTTTTCAAAAAACAATTCACCTTCAATTAAAAGCTGTCTACAATATCCCCAGCCTTTATTTTCTAAATCATATATATTTAAAAATTTGTAAAATTCTTTTTCTATTTCTTCTCTCTCTTCACTTTCCAGTTTACCAAAGCTGGAAAAATTAAGTTTCATTATTTTTCCATTTTCATCTAAATTTATAAATTCATCACAAATTTCATCCAAACAGTCGGATACTTCTGCGTATGCTGCCATTCTTCTATATTCTGCGATTCTTCTTAATTTATCTGTATCTATTTGAGCATAAATATATTTGTGATATGCATGATCAGAAATACATGAATTTGGGTCTTGATATCCGCCAAATTCATCTTTCATTGATGGTCCCGTTATAATGGACTGTCTCATCAATCTTAATTCTTTTCGTTTGGATAAACGATCAAACAACTCATATCTTGGATTGTTGTTTTCTATTTCTACTGTGTTCCTAACATAAGGTAATTTTGATAAAATAGAAGATACAAAACTTCTTCCGGTATCCGGTTGTGTGTTGCTTGTTGGTAAAAAATCAGCCATTGTTATAAATCATATTTATTGTTGAAATATATTTAATCAATAAAAATTAAACATTTTTGAATAAGTAGATAGAGATTTTAATGAACGCCAGAACATATATACACTCTTTACCAGATGCTCCACTTGTTTTAAATCCTAATGCATTTACTCTCATAGATTATGCAAATGAACTTGGTGAGTATTACACAAACAAAGTTACTTTGTGTTCTATTGCTGATTTTACTATTCTGGCATATACATATAGTGAATTCTTTCAAGAAACAGAAGAAGCTAACACTTGGGTTAATTTAAATTCTTCTATATTAACAATAGAAACAATTCATTTAGGTTCGTATGATAATTTTAACATTACAGTTCCATTGTCAGTATACACTAACTCGGATTATCCTGTTTATGTTTCTATTAAAAATTTAAATAACGGTCAAAACGCATCTTCTGAAATTAAATTTGAAAATGATACACTTAGCAAAGTTGGATTCGGAATAAAAGGATCAAATTACTTTAATCCGTTGTGGTCATTGGTAAACCCAAATGATGGATTTTTATATTCTGAATATTCAAATTTATATTTGGGAACATTGTCTCAAAATGATCTTGTGTTTTTTACAAATGGTGCTTATCCCGGAAACGAAAATATTGTAATAAAAGGAAATGGTCTTGGGTACGTTGGAATTAATACAAAAAACCCTCAAACCTCGTTGACAGTATCGGGTACCATTTCAACAAATAACATTGTTATTGATGATAAAAATAATTTAAATTTTTGGAAACAAGTTGATAGTTTTGTATCAACTACTAGTTCAAATCAAACACAAGTTAATAGTTTTGTAAATACAAATAGTTCCCAATTGCTTCTAAAAACCGGTGGTATTATTACCGGACCTTTAATTACAACAAAAACATCAATACCATCATTTTTAACAAATGAACTAGTTTCAAAAAGATATGTTGATGCAATTGCATTTAACACCACAATATCTGGTAATTTTGTTCCTGAGTTATATTACACTATGACTCAAGTTGATGATTTATTAGTAAATCCATATTCGGTTTATTCATACGTCAACTATATTAGTTCTTTTAACGAAGAAACTAAAAATTTTACCGGACAAAATAGTTCTAATTTAATTGAAGTGTCGAATTTAGTAAATTTAGCATCTGCTGATTGGAATAGTGTATATTCTTACATAAACACATCTAGTTCAGAAGAACTAAATCAAACTAATGCATATTTATTTGTTTTTTCAAATAGTTCAAATATTACAGAAGTATCAAATTATGTTAATTTAAATTCAGCGACCTTAAATGATTTAAATGCTTTAGTAAACATAACATCTTCAAACTGGGAATCTGTTTATTCATACACAAACAATAATAGTTCATTTAATTTAGAAGCAAGAACTTTTGTAAGTGTTAATTCTGCCAATACATTAGATTTAACAACATCAGTCAATAATCTTTCATCACGTTGGCAACAAAGTTATACGTACGTAAGAGATTATAGTGGTAAAAATGAAGAAGTAAACACCTATGTAAGTTCTAATAGTGGTTATATTGGAATATCTTTAGATTCTTATTATGAAAAATCTCCAAAGTGGGATTCGGTCTATTCAAATGTAAACTCTAATAGTGCAACATATACAACAAAACCATACAATGATACATTATATTTAAGCAAAGATGATGGTGGTGAAGTTAATGCAAATGTTAAAATATATGGTGATTTTTATGCAGACACTTTTGGCGTTGGTAATCTCGAACCAGCAACAACCTTAGGAAATTTAATAGGTCGTCTTGAAATTTTCAACGATGAAAAAGTATCGATAGGGTTTGTTCCGGTCTACGACAATATAACTTAACTGTAGTAAGCTACTACTATATTTTTACTAAATTCTGATTCTAAAATTTCTTTATCATCAGATGTTGATATAAAATATTCTCCAAAATAATCAGCTAGATCTATTACTTTTATACCAGATACGCATGGTTTTTGTATATCCAATGCACCTTCAAATGTTTTTTCAAATGGTAATCTGCTACCAATAGTCAGTTTACCATACCCTGCTTCATTTTCTACTATTACATCAACAAATCCACTTTTTTTAGGTGCATGTGGAAATTCAAACGAGATACAATATTCGTTGTATGAAAATATTGGAAGTTTAACACCATAAAACCCAACGTTGTTTGCTGATAATTTTTTGACAGCAGAAAATGGATTGTGAAAAGTCACACCGTCAAACATTAATGGGTTCGATGCACTTAAATAAACTGATCTTATGTCATAAAAAGGTTTACCTTTAATTAAAAAATTAAAACTTTGTGATTGTACCAAGTTTTGATTTAAAACATAAACAGAACTGGGTTTTATATCAGTCAATTTAGGTTTTGCGTATATGAAAAATCTATCAAACATTTAATTGTAATATTTATTAACAAGAACAGCAAAAATAATCTTCAAGGTTTTGTATCAATTTATCAGATACTGGAATTGGTGTTGTATCATCTGCAAAATAATCAGATTGAATTGTATATATTTTTCCAATTGGCTCTTCTATTTTTTTAAATAACCAACCTTTTATTGTGAATGAAGTGTCTGCTGTTATTCTAAAGGGTTGTGATGGGCCTATGTCGTTAGGATATTGTATGTTAGTAGTGCCTGACCATAATATTTCAGATCTTATTTCATATGGTGTGTTTGTTTTATCAGTAAAAGGTAATTTCCAAGATATAACGATATATGGATCACAATATGGTATAAAATTTGATATAATTTGATCCATATCATTTTGATATTTTGTTATAATTGTCATGTTTACACCAATATTAACTGGTACTGGTTGCAATATATTTTTTAAAAACGTACCACTATTATCATTTGGATTATGATATATATTGAATGAATCGTTTTTATTAAAAACTCTTTGCTGATCTCTCGATATTCCATTAATACTAACTGCAATAACAGGTACTATTAATCCACCGGGAGCAGGATTTTTTAGACCATTAAAAACTCTTTGTTTTGGTGCATAAACATATGCAACTTTGATCGGATCTGTGCCTACTTGATTTTTTAATTTATCATACCTTTTAATCGTTACATCGTTAAAGGCACCGATGAATTGTTCTAAAAGAGTTTGTATTTCCCACCCGAAGGTATATTTTCTCATATAACTAATATTTATATGAGAATGATTTGATTAAGATGGATTGGTTTCCGGTAACAGCGACTTTATTAAATCAAAATCAATATTTTTTCTAACACATTTACATATTTGATATGAAAGGTTAGTTGTGTCTCTTCCAATCTGACCTCTACCGTAGCATTTAGAGCAACTACTAGACGGTTTCTTTAAAAGCGGGATTTGACCAATATCAAGTATTTTAACGTCTTTTTCCGGAATGTCATAAAAGGTACCAGAAAATACACTATATATTGTTTTTATATTATTCATTTGTTGATATTAATAATATTGTGTCCCAAAATTTGTTATTTTTAATTTTTTTAGGATATACTAATAAATTTGTTTCAATTTCGGGAGCGTGTTTAGATAATGATTTAATTCTATAATCAAAATAAATTAAATTCTCATCATCATAAAATTCTACTCCATATGGTATTGGTATGTCAATTTTTTCTTTTTCTTTTTTTGTTGT